AAGGGGTATCTTTTTAGATGGATGTGTTATGGATGAGACGCAGAATATTAGTCCATCATTATTTCCAGAAATTATCCGACCAGCATTAGCCGACAGGAAAGGATGGTGTGTATTTATAGGTACACCAAAAGGTCAGAATTATTTTTACAAATTACATAAAGATGCTGCACAACAAAAGGGTTGGTGGACAGGGGTTTTCAAAGCATCTCAAACAGAAATCCTAGACAAAGAAGAATTACGATCTGCACAAAATACTATGTCAGATGATCTATATAACCAGGAGTTTGAATGTTCGTTTCAAGCTGCAATTACAGGATCGTATTATGGAGCTATTATAGAAAAGCTTGAGGTCGCAAAAAGAATGACATCTGTTCCTTATGATGAAAACCTAGATACAGAAACTTGGTGGGATTTAGGTTTAAAAGATTCTACAGCTATTTGGTTTGTTCAAAGACATGGAGATCAAATCAGAGTGATTGATTATGAAGAAAACTCAGGAGAAGGATTAGATTTTTATGCTGACTTGTTAGATAGTAAACCTTATAAATATTATAGACATATAGCTCCGCATGATATAAAAGTTAGAGAATTAGGAGCTTTTGGAAAATCAAGGTTGGAAATCGCTTTGGAATTAGGTATATCATTTGATATTGCACCAAAACTTTCTATTGAAGATGGAATTGAGGCAGTACGAAAAGCTTTACCTAATTGTTATTTTGACAGACAAAATACAGCAATGGGTGTTGAAGCATTAAAAGCTTACTCAAAAAAATGGGATGAAAAAAATCAGTGTTTCAAAAACAGACCAACACACAATTTTGCATCACATCCAGCAGACGCATTTAGATATGGCTGCACATTTATTGGTGGACAAAAAACAAACTGGAAAGAACCAGTCCATGTTGATACAAGTTATATAGTTTAGTTATGGCAAAAAAAATTGAAAGACTAGAAGATTTAGAATTAAAAAATACAATACAATCTCACATACATAATTCATTAGGTTTTTTAGGAGGAACATTATCTTCTGAAAGAGAAAAATCATTAGAATATTATCAAGGTGATAAGCTTGGCAATGAGATTGATGGAAGGTCACAAGTTGTTAGTACAGATGTTGCTGATACGATTGAAAGTTTACTTCCAAATCTTTTAAGAGTTTTTACTGCATCAGATAAAGTTGTAGTATGTGAACCAGTCAAAGCAGAAGATGCACCCTTAGCCGATCAAGCTACAGCATATTTAAATCATATTTTTTATAAAGAAAATGATGGCTTCCAATTATTATATAATTTTTTCAAAGATGCGTTATTAGAAAAAAATGGAATCTTAAAAGTATTCTATGATGAAACGCAAAAAGTAGAATATGAAACTTACAAAAATTTAACAGACAAAGATTATGAAGATTTAACTTCTGATGAAAATGTAGAAATTATAGATCACACAGAAAAGCCAGATACTTTAGCTGAACAAGCTGCTGAACAGTTTGAAGCTCAAATGGAACAACAAGGTATAGATATAAATTTACCAGAACCAAAACTACATGATTGTAAAATTAAAAGAACTCTTACTGAAGGTAAAATAAAAGTTGAGTCTGTTCCACCAGAAGAATTTTTAATTGATCGTACTGCTATTAAACTTGAAGATGCAAACTTTGTTGCACATAGAGTTCAAATGACTAGATCAGAATTAATTAGCATGGGTTATGATAAAGAGGATGTAGATAGTCTTCCAACTTCAGACGCATCAACATTAAATACAGAACGATTAGCAAGATACCAAAACATAGAGGACTTTCCATTTAATACATCTGATAATCAATCCACACAAACTGTAACAGTCTATGAAAACTATGTTCGTTATGATGCAGATGGTGATGGTATTGCAGAACTTAGAAAAATTTTATCTGTTGGTGATACTTCAGAATTTATTTTAGAAAATATGCCATGCGATCATATTCCGTTTGTTTCTGTTACACCAATTCCAATGCCGCACAGATTTTATGGCAGATCAGTTTCAGAATTAGTTGAGGATATTCAATTAATGAAATCAACTGTGATGAGACAGTTATTAGATAATATGTATTTAACTAATAACAACAGAGTTGCTGTTATGGATGGAATGGTAAATATGGATGATTTACTCACATCAAGACCTGGTGGTGTAGTTAGAACTAAACAAGCACCTAATCAAGTAATGCAACCTATACAAGCTCAACCGATTTCACAACAAGCTTTTCCATTATTAGAATACTTAGATACAGTTAGAGAAGTAAGAACAGGTGTTACAAAATATAATCAAGGTTTAGATTCTGATTCGTTAAATAAAACAGCTACAGGTATTTCTGCAATAATGAATCAAACTCAAATGAGAGCAGAATTGATTGCAAGAATATTTGCTGAGACTGGTGTTAAAGATTTATTTAGAAAAATGTTTGAACTTTCAGTTAAGTATCAAGATAGAGAAAAAATTATACAACTTAATAATCAATATGTTCCAGTAATGCCTACAGAATGGAAGAATAGATTTAATGTTACAATACAAGTAGGTCTTGGCACAGGTACTAAGGAACAACAAATTATAATTTTAAATAATATTTTAGATAAGCAGTTACAAGCTTTTAATTTACAAGGACAAAGAGAGTTTCCAATGGTAAGTTTAAAAAATATTTACAACACATTATCTAAAATTGTAGAGAACGCAGGACTCAAAACAGTGGATAGTTACTTCATCAACCCTGATTTAGGTAAACAATATGTAACTCCTCCACCACCTCCACCAATTCCACCTATTGAAAAAATAGAAATGACTAGAATTGATGCTGAGAACAAGAGAAAAATTGCTGATTTAGAATTAGAGTATAAAGAATTAGAGCAAAAACAAAGACAAATGTTATTAGATTTTGAAGCTAAGATCAAAGAAATGACATTAAAATATGGTACACAACTAGATACTACAAAATTAAAAGCAGATGCTGAATTAGATAAGATGATTGTGTCAAGTAACAGTAAGATACTTGAAGAAGCACAAAAATCTGCTAATATGTTAGGTAAGCAGATACAAGGTATAGATGGATCAGAAGGACAAAGCCAAGAGAAGCCAAGAATTGAGCAGAGCATCTCAGGCGAAACAGATATTACAGAATAAACTTTTTCAAGATTCTATACAGGAGCTTAAAAAAATTTATTCAAATGCTTTGTTTGAACAAACTGGAGCAAAAGATGGTGAAGCTAGAGAAAAATTATGGTTAGCTTACCAGGTTCTAGGAAAAGTAGAACAGCATTTTAAAGAAATTCTTGAAACAGGAAAATTAGCAGAAAAACAATTAGCTGATTTCCAAAATCAACAAGAAAAATAATTCTAGTCAAAAGATTAGAATAAGCCAACCCATTAAGGGAGCTTAACCATAGGAGACTATATGTCAGAAACAAATCCGTTACTGAACAAAAGTTCGGTACAAGGTGCTGCTAAACATATTGAAGGTTTATTAGACTCTAAAGGAGTAATTTCTAAACCTCAAAAAGAAGAAGCACCAGTTGAACAACAAGAACCAGAAGCGAAAGCTGAAGATAATCAAGAGGTTCAACAACAACCTGAAGCTCAACCTGAACAGGAAGCTCCAGTGCAAGAAGAAGCATCAGAAGATTCAAATGCTGTAGAGGAACAAGAAACTGATCTACACCAAATTATTGTAAATGGTGAAAAGATTGAAGTTGACCTTGAGGAATTAAAAGCAGGTTATCAAAAAGATGCCGACTATAGACGAAAAACTGAAGAAATTGCGATTGAAAGAAGACAGTTGCAATCTGAAAGTGATCGTTTGAAAAATGAGTATTCAACTAAGATGGATGATCTAAATAATCTTACGGCTACTCTTAATGCTGAACTCAACAGCGAACTAAACTCAAAAGAGTTGGATAAACTCTATGATGAAGACCCAACTGAAGCTGCAAAGCTTGAAAGAAAAATTAGAAGAAGGAGAGAAAGCTTACAGCAATCTCAACAGAAACTAAAAAGACATCAAGAACAAGAGTTTCAGAAAATATTAACTGAGGAGCAAAGAAAGGTTGCGATTAAGCATCCTGAAATTGCTGATCCTTTAAAAGGAGCTACAGTTAAAACAAACATGAGAAACTATCTTGTACAAAGAGGTTTTTCAGATCAAGAGATTTCTGGTATTTATGATAGCAGAATGTTTGATGTGGTCATGGATGGAATGAAGTTTTTAAATACTGCAAGACCAGTGAAAACTAATTTTGCAAAAAAAATTGTCAAACCATCTAAAGTTGTTAAGCCAGGTGTTAAAAGTACAAAAGATGAAAAAGATAGTAAGTCAAGGTTGGCTCAAATTAGAACCTTGAAGAAGTCAGGCAACACAAAAGATGCTGTTGATCTTCTGAAAGGTTATTTATAACAACTAACCTAAAAAGGAGACGAAAATGGCTGTATTTCAAACATACCAAACAGTCGGCATAAGAGAGGATCTAGCGGATATTATTTATTCAATAGCTCCGACAGAAACTCCATTTATGTCAGGGGTTGCTAAAACATCAGCAACTAACACATCTCACCAATGGCAAACAGACTCATTGGCTGATGTAGCTGCAAATGCTGCGGTAGAAGGTGCAACAATCTCATACCCAACATTATCAGCAACAACTAAACTAACTAACCACACTCAGATTTCTACAAAAGCTGTGCAAGTATCTGCAACAAATGATGCTGTAACATCTGCTGGAAGAAATAATGAGTTAGCTTACCAAGTAGCAAAATCTGCGAAAGAATTAAAAAGAGATATGGAAACTGCTCTTTTATCTAACGTAGCTGGTACTGCTGGAAATGCCACAACTGCAAGAAAATTAGGAGGAGTTCAAACTTGGATTTCATCTAACGTAGATGCAGGTGCTGGTGGTTCTGGTTCTGGTGGCGGTGCTGCAAGAACAGATGGAACTCAAAGAGCTTTCACAGAAGACCAATTAAAAGGTGTTCTAAGAAGTTGCTTTGATGAAGGTGGAAATCCAAACATGATTATGGTTGGAGCTTTCAACAAACAAAAACTATCTGGCTTTACAGGCGGTTCAACAAGATTTGACCAAGCAGAAGACAGAAGATTAGTTACATCTATTGATGTCTATGAAAGTGACTTTGGAACACTCCAAGTTGCTCCTAATAGATTCATTAGAGGTGCTAACGCAACTGCTGCTAAAAAAGGTCAAGATGCTCTAATCTTAGAGATGGACTACTTTGCAGTAGCTTTCTTAAGAGATTTCAGTTTACAGAATCCTGCACAGACTGCTGATGCAGACCAAAGATTCATGGTAGCTGAGTACACTCTTGAGTCAAGAAACGAAAAAGCAAGTGGTGCTGTTTACGATTTAACAACATCATAATCTTAATTGTGATAGGGGGTGTAACCTTTAAAAACTACATCCCCATCACTTAACCAATGTTGAAGTCTTAGTAAGGTTATAGGCGGAACGACAAATGGAGAAAAAAAATGAGAACACTAAACGATTATTTTTTATATGGAGTAATTGATGATATATCTACTGCTTCTACAGTAAGAATACCTGTGCCAGATGCTGGTAAAGTTATTAAAATATCTACTGTATTAGGTGGAACAATCGCAACTGCAAATGCAACTGTGACTGCAAAAGTTGGTACTACTAATATGACTGGTGGTGCAATAACTGTAGCTCACTCTGGGTCTGCTGCTGGTGATATAGATACAGCAGAACCAACTGCTGCAAATAATGTTGTTGAAGGCGATTTTATTGCTTTAGCAACTGATGGTGCATCTACAAATACACATTCTTTACACTTTACAATAGTAGTAAGAAGATAGTAATAATACTTGGGGGTTCATGCCTAGCGGAAGTTCCCCCATAACAAATAGGAGAAAAACATGAGTTTTAATTATGGATTAAGACCTACAGTAATAAACAACATAACTATGGCAGGTGGAGGAACAACTTCATCAGTACAATCTAGTGCTTTTGGTTCACAAACAGAATATGTAAGATTAGTTTCAGCAGTAGATTTTTTTGTTGATTTTGGAGTAAATCCAACTGCATCAGCAGCAAAAATTTTAATATCTGCTGACCAACCTGAAATATTTAAAGTTAGTCCAGGTGAGAAGATTGCAGGATTGAACGCAACAAATAGTGCAGTTCTTTATGTTACTGAAATGAGTGCTTAGTGGCTAAGAAAAGACCTCTCTTTGGTGTTTCTAATTATGTAAAACGAACTAGGAAAAAAAGACCTGGTAGGCATACAAAGAACATAAGTAAAAGAATACCAAAAAGAAAAAAATATAGAGGACAAGGTAGATGAAAGATATTGTTACAAATGGTTTACAACAAACTACTTATTCTAAAGATGACATGGAGAAAAAAATTGTCATCAAAGAACAAGTCAATATAAACCCACACCTTCAACACAATAAAGCTCTATACAATCATAATGATGGTTATTCAAAATCAAGAGAACTTAAAAGAGTAGCTTCTATACCTACTATTGCATTATCTGTATGGGCAAATGAATACAATGGTGATAGTAATTGGTTTGGACTACCAAAAGAAGTTCAAAAAAAAATATTAAAAGAAAAACTTAATAGTAGTGAGTTTAGATATTTTAGAACAGCAGAAGGAAAAATATAATGGCATTAAATAGTTATTCAACTTTAAAAACATCAATAGCAAATTGGTTAAATAGATCAGACCTTACTACAGAGATAGAAGATTTTATTGTTCTTGCAGAAAAAGATTTTAATTCCAAATTAAGAATTAGAAAAATGATAGCACAAACATCAATAACTATTGATGCTGAAACAGTGGCTTTACCTACAGGATTTTTACAAATAAGAGATTTTTTTATTACAGAAGGTGGAACTAAACATTCTTTAACATTTATGACTCCATCACAAATGGATCAAATTAAAGGTTCATCAACAAGTGGTATGCCTGAAGTTTATACTATACTTGGAGATAACTTTAGATTTGCACCTGTTCCTTCATCAAGTTACTCAGGCACATTAAATTTTTACAAAGAGTTTGATCCTTTATCAGATTCAAATACATCTAATTTTATTTTAACAAGTCATCCTGCAATTTATCTATATGGTTCACTATATCATGCTGCTAACTTTTTGGGTGGTGTAGAACCAAGACTTATTCAACAATGGCAACAAATGTATGCTACAGCTCTTGAGAGATTGGAAAGAAATGATAGAGAAGATCAATTTAGTGGTTCTCCATTACAAATCAGAACAGATGTAACAGTGGAAGCTCCTTTTTCAGATCATACAAAAGTAACGAACAATAATACTTAGGATTTTAAATGCAAATACCTTTTGGAGAATGGCTACCAGATCAACCTGAATATTTAAATCCTGGTGCTACTACAGCAAACAATGTTTACTATGCACAAAATTCTTACAAAAGATTCCCTTCATTAGTAAATTATTCTACAAACAATATTGCTGCTGATAGCAGAGGTGCTGGTTCATTTAGAAATAATGCTGGTGCTGTATTTAATTTTGTTGCAAAAAACACAGACATCTATCAATTAGATGGTGGAACATTTACTTCAAGAAAAGGATCGTTAACAGGTGGTAATACAGATTATTTTACATTTACTCAATTTGGAAATTACGTCATAGCAAGTAATGGTGTTGATGCTCCTCAATATTATTTAATGGGTACATCAACTAACTTTGCTAATCTTTCATCTATAGCGACATCAGGAAGTGTACCTGTATTTAGAGTATCAGGTGTGGTTAGAGATTTTTTAGTTACAGGTAATCAACCTACAAATCAAAATAGAATACAATGGTCAGGCATCAATGATATTGCTACTTGGCAATCAGGAACTAAACAAGCTGACCAACAAGACTTACCAGGTTCAGGTGGTGAAATTGTACACATAACTTCAGGTGAGATTGGTTATGTTTTTAGACAGAATCAAATTATTCGTATGGACT